CAGGAAGATTGTCTGTGATTGGTTCTGAAGAACCATTAGTGTCCCAACGTGCATCAGCAAACACAATACCATTGCTGGTAATTTGATCTGTTGTGTCTAGTGCTGTCCAAGTTGTACCTGTATAACGATATAGGCTTGGATAGTTTTCTAAATCACTGCTGTCTAACCATAAGTCACCTGCAACTAGTTGAGAACCAGTACTTTGACTTGTAGGCTGTGTTGCACTAACAATAACGCCATTGTCATCAGTGTTAGTTAAGTTGTAACCACGTGAATCGCTAGAAACAGTTTTGTAACCCTTCCAGCCGTTGTTGTTAACCATAACGTCAACTTCAGCGGAGTTGCTATAGTACCAATATGTGCCATTAGATGGGCTAGCATATGGAGCAGAGCTAGTAATATTAAAGTTAGAAGCTGTTGTAATTCCGCTAAATTTGCTAATGATAAATGTACCAGTTACTGTATTTTGTGTGTAACCAGAACCTTTTGTTGGGTTGCCTGTATCATCAGTTTCAAAACCGGCGTCACTTAGTGGGCTACCAGAAATTTCTGTTAGAAGAATTTGGCCGCCAGTTAAATGAGTAATACTAATTGTACCAGTGCTTGTTAATGAAGCTGTTACGTAAGGGATATTAGCCGCTAAAATTTCTGTTACAAAATCAGCAGCAGTTGTGCCACCAGAGTTTTCACCTAATGTGATTGTAACCGGTGCGCCAACTTCCATAATACCCGGCTGAGTCCAGTCAATGCTAAAACTATCACCAGCTGTAAATGTAACTGGTGCGCCAGCAAATGCAACTGCTTCGCCATTTGGCTCAGATGCTGTGTTTGCACGTTGTACAAATATACGTAATCCGTTTGATGTAGTGTCAGCACTATTGTAAGTTGCAACAACTTGACCGTGTTGAATATTTACACCGCCGCCAATTGGGTCTAGACCGTAGATTGAATCGTTAATATTAAAATATACTGGAGTGTTTAATGCGCCAAATGTACCTGTTACAGAACTGTATTGTTTCAATACAATGTTTAATCCCTGGCCTGTTGAGCCTAGCTTCCACCAGATAGAACCTGTTGGGCGTGGATTTGTATCTGTAGTGTACCATGATGGAACATCTGCGTAATCACCATATACTAAGTATGGAGAATAGTAATCGCTTGGTGCAATACCTAAAACTGTATTGATATTCATTGTGCCAGATGCAATAGTGATTTTTCCACCAGTTGCGCTCATTGTGCAGAACAATGCTAACTTGTTACCAACAGCAGCGGCACGTACACCAGTAATAGCAGCGGTGTTAATGTCTGTAGCCAATGAGCTAACTGTGGTTCCTGTTAATGTAATTGTAGTACCATTGATAATCAATGTAGTACCAATAGATAATGTTGGGCTAGCTAAAGAAGTAGTTACTGGAACAGAATACTGCCATGCTGTTGAACCAACTTGTACCCATGCATTTGAGCCAGGGCCGCCAGCATCAACTGAAACTGTGTCAGTGCTTGTCTTTTTCCATAAGCGCAATATCTTTGGATTTGTGCCGTCATGGTTAACTAAAACTAATGCATATGAACCCATTGCGCCAACACTTGAACGTGGCTTAGGTACATCAAATGCATAGTCGTTGTCAAGTTCAACTTGACTGCTATCAGTAATTAACAAAGGACTTACATGGTCAAATGTACTATCTGTACGATTTAAACTATAGATACCAAATTCAGTGTTAGCTGTATCAAACCAATATGTACCGTCTGCTGGTGTCATACTTGGACGAACGCTAGTACCAACTAACTGGTCTAGGTCAATATCAGCACGGATTGCATATAGCTGATTACCTAAGCCTAATGCGCTGTATGCTGTCATTAAACCGTATTCGTTTAGCTCGCCTGCGTGTACTGGAGTACCAGCAGCACTCTTACGGAATGTTGGTGTGCCAAATGCACTTACTAAGTCACGCTGACTAGTAAATGATTGTAGTTTACCTGCATTGGCTTTACTTGTGCCAGCAGCTAATGCTCCGTTATATGTCTTGTTTTCTGACGTAGCTAATACAACCAAAGGTACTGATCCAACTGCGTTAGATACATACTGACTTTGATCGTTAATGGAAATCTGAATTCCTGGGGAAACTAGTGCCATGGTTATATTCCTTTATATTACATGTTATAGTTATTTATAATAAAGGTATATTTTTGGTTGGTTACGGTGCCCTTAATTAAGGTTTATTACTTGTTTCGCCATTAAATACAGTATATGACAATAAGACCTATATGCCCTACTTGTAATGCCAGGCCAGTTGCTATCAACTGCCGAAGCAATGAAAAAATTTATTATCGCAAACAATGCGATGCTTGCTTACGCATAGGCAAAAAGCTCAAGGCAAAGCCACCTGCGTGGGCACAAAGTGGCTATAAGAAAAAAGAACGTTGTGAAATGTGCAACTTTAAAGCAAAAACATTAAAACAACTATTTGTGTATCATGTAGATGGCAATTTAAAAAACACAAATAGCTTTAATTTAAAAACCATTTGTGCCAATTGCCAGATTGAACTTGCTGGGGGTAAGATGCCCTGGAAGCCTGCTCCTATAGTACCAGATTTTTAATATTGGTATAAAGCTCGTCAATAGTACCGTTGTTGTCTATAACAACATCAAAGTCTGTGCCAATCCATGCAGTTTCACTAACGTGTACACCCAAGTCTTTGAGCATGTCCCGGGCTATAGGTGCTCCAGTATTGGCGTTTTTAGCTAAATGATACCAAGTGGGTAGTTCGCCACGTTTAACCCAGACAATTTTACCGCCAGCATTACGAATACTTTGAATTTCGTTAGGGAAACGTACATCGCTAATAACAGTATTATCGCTACGACGGCTCAGACGTGCTTCTAAAGCAGCAATCCAAATATCATCATGAAACGCTTTACGACAAACTTCTGTACCCCAATACTGTAATACCCAACGCGGAGTTAAGTCTGGCATGTTTAAGCGGTTGGCCCACCAAGGATCCACTTGTTCTCGCCAGGCACGTGCTTCGGGTGTACGGCCTTCTAGTAGTTCACGGTCCCAACCAAACACAGCCGCTACTGCATCTTTAAGTGTGCCAGCAAAACTGTCCCTGCGAAACCCATGAAAACCCACTAGATAGTCGGCAATAGTATCTTTGCCAGACCCAATAAAACCGCAAACGCCAATGATAGTCATAAAAAATGCTCCGTGTTATAGGAGCATTATTACATAAACTTAGAATTATGTCAACTATCCAATTACCCAAGTTAACGGTTGGCTTCCGTCGACAAAGTTTTTTAAGTCGTCTATTAACTGTGTCATTTCGGTGTTGGCTTCTGCAACCATTGCGGCGCCATTTAGGCTTGCTCCGCCTTGTGGGCCAGCAATAGTGCTAAACTTACTGTATGCTTGTCCCAGTAACATTTTAGCAAAACTGTAGGCATACTCTTGGATCCAAGGGAAAGCGTAAGTATCGTTAAAAATCATCTGATCTGGTTTGGTATTGTACATCCAAATCAATACACTTTCTTGTTCATCTATAGGAGGATTAGTACCTTGGTTAGGCATTTTACGAACTATCACTAGTTTCTTAGTAACAGGGTTAAATGTAAAGTTCATAATGCCGCCAAACATTGTCATTGCTAATTTTTGATAGCTTGCAAACAGTTCGTAGTTGACTAATCCGCCAACACGGCCTGCCACTAACATATATGTGTTTAAGTAACCGCTTGCAAATGGTTCAAATTGGCTAGCAGTTGTACCTGTTACGCTACCAATACCACGTCTGTAAATTGCACGGATTGTTTGAACTTCTTTTGGTAGTATGTATTCTTGTGTTTCCGGCATTAGCTGTAAATGGCAATAGCTTTCTTCTACAGAATTTTGAGCACGTTGGCGATATTTAATCAGGGCCTGATTAATAGCCATTTCGTAGTGTTCTTTTTCAAGTTCTACATCAACAATGCCGTCGCCTAAGCGCATACGTACATAGTCAGTAATACTTGCTCGCATTGAGTCTGTAGTATTTCCGTATTCCCAGTTAGGATCTTGTACACCAGGGTTAGTAACAGTAGGGTTACCCGGGAAAGCGATATGTGCGCCAGTTTGGGTACCTGTAGCAGGGTCAAAAAGACTTTCTGCGTCTATGTTGTTTTTACTATCGTAGCCTGTTTCGGCTGTTAAACTACCTGGGTATGGTGTGGCCATGTATTACTCCGTTATAC